GGAAGAAAGATTGGCTGGAATTGTAGTTGACAATATTGAAGATATGCAGCAGGCATGGAAGTCATTCGGTAACTTCGTTATAGATACAGTTCTGAAAGAGATTGCCAAAGAACTTATCAAGCAGATAGGTCTGGCTAAAACTCTGAAGGGTGCACTCGGGATTATTACAGGTGGTATAGGTGGTCTCATTGGAGGTTTGTTTGCTCAGCAGGGTGTAACTAACTTTGTTGTGCCTCCTGGATTCCCTGATGATACATTTCCTATTCATGCTACGAGTGGTGAGATAGTAAACATTGCTCCTGCAGGCACTCCACCTGCTCGGATGGGTGCAACTAATAATTTCTTTGTATCCTTTCCACCACTGACTTCCAGACAGGCAGCGAAAGAGCTGGGCAAGATTGCAGGACAGGAAATTTATAAGGAAATATCTGTTAATAGGAAGATAGGGTAATGATACAGTACAGAAGAATCATTGTGAGTGATACCAAGCCTTCAGATGTAGTAGGGCGAATCTGGATTAAGCCTCTGGGTAGCAGTACCTATCAGGCTTACATCTTTATCAGCACGTGGCTTCCTCTTATTGCAGGTGGAACTTTCATTACTGAGACTGGTGCTGATGAGCACAGGATTAATGTTGTAATACAGGAAGAGAAGCCAGACAGCTTTATACAGGTAGGGTGGCTCTGGATAAAGGAAAGCATCAATCAGGCTTTCATTTATTCAGGCAGTAAATATCTCCCACTGATTGGAGCATAAATGGAATCTAGAATAATAAGTGATATAGAGCCGACTTCAGTTTACACTGGAAGAATATGGGTGAAGCCCGGAATTGGATTCTTCATCAGGATGGGTTCACAGTGGATTCCACTTATCTCAGAGGCTGAAGATATTAGCTTTAGAAGAACTACTCTCCTAATCAATGGTGTGGACAGGTCTGATTTGCTTGAGAAAGGCTCTCTCACCATAGAAGATATACTTACGAAGCAGGTAGACTTATGCAGTCTGAATCTGTTTGACCTCAAAGGATTGGCAAGACCAAAAGTTGGGCAGGAAGTTCTTATATTTCACAAGCCGACTTCGACGTCTGACCCTGAGATAAGATTCGCAGGTAAGATAGATGTAAGACCTCAGGAGCAGTTTGCCAATGATGAATATAATTACCAGCTTCAGATAAGTGATTTTAGTCAGGAGCTGAATCGTAATCTTGTTACAGAAGTTTACGAGAATGAAACTGAAGGCGATATCATAAAAGATATTATTGAGAACTATGCTCCAGCACTGGGCACGTTTCACGTGGAAGATGGTGTGACAGTTGACAGGATAGTTTTCAATAATAAATTTCCTATGCAGTGCATCCAAGAACTTGCCTCGAGAACTGGAAGAGATTTTTATGTAGACTACGAAAGGAATTTGCATTATTTCTCTCGAGATACAAATATAGCCCCTTACGAGCTTGATGATACTTCCTTAGACGGCAACTACCACAATCTCATAATCACTGTTGATAAGACTCAGCTGATTAACAGGCAGAAGGTCAAGGGAGGCTTCGAGCTTTCAGATGATTACACTCAGCTGAAAGATGCTGATGGTGTCCAGACTTCATTCCAGCTTGACTATCAGCCCTTCGATGCTGACAGTGGAGAAGTAGAAATATATAAGAACAGTGTCAAGTCCACTTCAGTAGGCATAGATAATATTGATGACCCTGCGAGTAAAGAATGGCTACTCAATGTAGCTGAGCAGGTTGTAAAGCTCGGTACTCAGACAATGGGTGCAGGTGATGAGTTCAAGGCGATATATAAATTCAAGAAGCCGATTCTGGTTCAGGTTCAGGATGATGACAGCATAGCCCTTATGAAACAGCTAGAGGGTGGTGATGGAATTTACGAGGGTGACTTAATTATCAATGATGAGATTGAGACAAAGCAGGAAGCAAGAGAATTCGGCAGGGCTAGGCTTAGAGATACTGCGAATCCTCTTGTCGTAGGCACGTTTGAGACTACTCAGAATGGTTACAGGTCAGGGCAGTTGCTTACAATTAATATACCCAGCAGGGATGTGCCATGTGATACAGTTCAGAATCAGTATCTTATACAGAGGGTATCTTCGACTAGCTTCGGTAGAGGTAACTTTGATACAGTAGTTGAATTTGCTACGAGGCTTAAAGGCATTACTGAATTCCTTCTGGAGATTTATGATTCCGGAAAAGTTATATTTGAAAGGACTGATGAGCTACTGGAACAGCTCAGAATATTCAGTGAGTCATTCGGTATAGGTGAAACTAAGCAGGAGGCTACATTGAGAAATACTACTACTGACCCATACAAGTGGAGCAATGATGCAGGTACGACTCCTGGAAAAGGACAGTACAATCTTGCGTCGTGGGGTTAATAAAATGATAAAAGATAAATTGATTTTTAGAGGTGGTAAAGTCAGAGCAACTCTGAGGTGTGCTATTACAGGTGAGATTACATTTCAGTCAGGCTGGAGTCATAATATAATTCCGACAGCTGGACTCAATGCTATTCTCAGAAGGTTTGGTGGTGTGGGTGCAGTTGCCAATGAGGGTGAGTCTACATACGGAGCAGTAGGTTCAGGCTCTGATACACCACAGGCTTCTGATACTCAGATGCATAATGAGGAAGAAAGGAAACTCATCGGTGGAGCTTCGATGGATGGCAATACTCTTATCGTAGAAGTATTCTTCAATGAGAATGAGGCTAATGGCGTGGAGATAACTCAGTTTGCATTATTCGGAGAGGATGCCAGTGCTGCAGCTGACTCGGGTACTTTAATGCAGTATGCTAACTTTGAGACTTCCTTTACCAAGACGACCATTGAAACATTGACGGTAGAAGTCAATGTAGGGAATGAGGATACTTAAATGGAATTAGTATATAGTAAACAGGCACAGATAATTATGAAGAATCCGGAATTCGATAAGCAGGAATTTGAGCAGTGGATGAAAGAGAAAGGCTATCCGATAGGGTCAACTACCGTAATGGAATTCCTTTTAGAAAAAGAAAGACGTAAAGGAGGGTGATATGAGTTGGTTTAGCAGTGATGTAAGTGCAGGTGATGATATTCTTGCTTCTGATTTAAATAATGTTATAAAGGATATTAAAGAATGGGAAGCAGGTGATGAACTCATAATGTATGCAGATGGTCAGGAGTCCACTGATTATGCTTCACCTACTTTGGTAAAAGAATTTGTAATAGGGAAGGGTGGAGAATTAAGAATCAAGTTTGACCTCATCGGAGCTACTGGAAGCCCTGTCGCTCACAGTGCAGGTCAGATATATCGTAATGGCTCTCCGGTAGGCACTCTCAGGTCTACGACTAATTTGAGCTGGGTTACTTATTCAGAAGATATAAGTGGGTGGAGTCCAGGAGATTTGGTTCAGCTCTATGTATATGATATAAATGGTACTGGAGGTGGCGTGGGGGCTTGTAGAAATTTTAGAATGTACGGTAACATCTCAGATGTGACGTGGAGAACAAATGCATAAGGAGTTAGCATGAAAGATAAGTCGTATAGGTTCTTATTAGCAGTAGTCATCTGCTTGATGATGATTACTTTCGGATGGTTTTATGGGCAGCAAATCAAATCAGCACTGGCAGACTATTATGATTTACAACACAATTCAGTAGTGCCTGATACTACGACTGCAAGAAACATCTGGTACTGGAGAGGAGACCATTTCATAGGTTACGATTCCACGACGGTGATGGCTCAGAATATACCTCACTTTGTAAAGATATATTCTACTGGAACTGTCAATGCTTTATTCTTCGAGGGTGATGGCAGTAGGCTATCTAACATAAGTGGGTTCGTTACACTTGCAGCAAATAATGATTTCACTGGATTCTGTACTTTCTCTAAGAAGGTAGTTGCTTACAGTAGCATGAGAGTGGTGGGCACTATGGAGGCTACTGCCTTTGATGGAGATGGCTCAAGTATTACCAATGTAGGCGTACTTGATAAGACTGCAGTGTGGACAGCGACACATTCATTTCAGCAGAATGTTGATTTCTCGACTGCTAACATTACAAATCTAGTAGGACTAGGAGCAGGTCAGGGAGATATTATCTATTACAATGGCACTAAGTTCATTGCTCTGTCTTCAGGCACAGTAGGACAGTATCTTAAGACCGGAACAATACCGTCATGGGATACTCCAGCTGGAGGCGATGGTGGGAGTCCTGATATTGTCTTTACTTATAAGGGCGATATATTTAATTCCACTGACACTGAAGGTGGTCATAGTTCGACTGTTCTTAAGAATGATATAACTCCTAGCAGTTATTACATATACGTAAGCAGCCCCACTTCTACTTTCGATGTATGGGTGAGTACGAGGCTAGGAAATAGCAGTACTGACTGGGCAATAGGTGTGGATACTTTCAATGTAACTGCAGGTGTATCTACTCAGGCAATTGTTGCAGCAGGCTGGGTAGCTAATGAAGACGATGAAGTCGGAATAGGCTTTGTGAATGTGGCTGCTAAGCATCAGCCCGGAACAGTCAAGGTAAAAATAAATGATTAAAAAATTATTTTCCTTTATACTAATACTCCATTTATCTTATTGCCATTTGTTTGCCATACTTGATGGGTACGACAAGCAGTTGACAAATCAGCAACTGGAAGGCAATAATCCTGTTGTAAAACTTCTCTTACATATGGAAGCAGGTACTGGAACTTCTGCATACGACAATTCTAGTAATAATCGTATTGGAAGTATGACTGGAGTTGTATGGACTAAGAATAATAAGATAGGTGAGTATGGAACTTCGTGGGATGGAGTCAATGACGATATCACCTTCGGTAATAGCAGTGACTGGCATCTCGGTTCTGAAGACTTTACCATCATGGCTTGGATAAATCATAGCAATACGGGAGCAATCAGTTTTCTGAGTAGAGGTTACAGTGGCAGTGATAGAGCATGGGTAGTGCAAAAGAATCAGGATGAACAGATAAGATTCTTTTACAGTACGACTGGTTCTGATTCAAATAATTTCGGCAGTGGTGCAGGCAATACACTTGCTGAAGATACGTGGTATCATGTGGCTGTAACTGGAGATAGCAGTTTCTTCAAGATATATATCAATGGAGAATTTATGAGTCAGGCAGCTCGTGTAACTATATTCGATAATGCTGACCCACTCCTTGTAGGATGTGTGGAGATAGGTTCACAGGAGTGGGATGGGTTGCTTGATGAGATAATACTTATCAAGGGTGAGGCTTATACTCAGGCAAAGATATTGCATCATATAAGGAAGCAAGCAGAGGTATATCAATGATAAAAATATTATTCATTATTTTATTGTGTGTAACTTGCAAATTGAATGCTGGAATCATAGGACAGTACCAAACTGATAAAATTAAGTTCGAGTCATTAAAGGAATCAATTGAGAATGCTACTAAAGATATGAATCAGCCTGCTCAGATACTGAACTACCGTATTGAAGGCGATGAAGTTATTTTCTGGGCTGATAAGAAGGTGGAGGCACTTCCTGGATTCTCAGGCATTCAAATTGACGGATATAGGTATTTCAATAAGGAACAGGGCTGGTTGAATACGATAAAGTATCTGAGAAAATCGGAGTATGAAGAATCTGTATTGAATGAGATACAGGCAGCTGATGAGAAGTATCAGGAATTTAAAGATAGATTTGAAATAATTGGCACGACCGAAACAGAGAAAAGTTTACCAGCGAAAGATGGAGGCTTTTCAAATGTAACACTACTGCCTATCCTTACAATAATAATAGGTGGTGTAATATTCTTAATTAAAAAATTGAGGAGGTCGAAGTGAAAAAGAAAATAGACTGGAAATTTATAATGATAATTGCGACAGGTATATTAACCTGCTCAGGTGTATTTCTCAATTGGTTCAAAGTCGATGTGTTGACGAAGAATCATGTCCATACCCTCAATACGAAAGTAGACAAACTGAGCCTGAGTATAGAACATATAAGGGCAGTCCAGCTGCCCAAGTTATCTGAGAGGCTGAGAGCCTGTGAGGTACAATTAAATGGACAAAGAAACTATAAGTCTTTACGGAGATATCCTAGCCGAAGTAATGAGTGAGCTCAGCATAAGCATAGATGAGCCTAATGTAAAGATAAGAGATAACAAACAGAAACTACTCTACGAACAAGCCGACGAACTTATGAGGTCAATGAGATTCGGATTAATGGCAGACAATGTTACAAGCACTGAATGAGTTTGCAAATAGCTTTGAAGAGATTCATTATTTTCTAGGTGGATTAGCAGTGGGTGTAATATTGACCTGTCTTATATGGATAGGACTCATATATTTTGTTGCAAGGAGGCTGCACAGGTGAAGGAAATGGGTGGGCATGGGAAATATGGTAAGCTATTTTTTCTATGTCTCTCTTTAGGTATAATAGGGGTGATGGTGTATTGTATTGTAAAGTTATTCGGAGGGTAGTATGTTTAAAAAGTTCATTGAGAAAATTCTCTCGAGAAAGTTTATTGTGACAGTAGGCACTGGCGTAATTGATATATTGATTGCAATCAGTGTGATTCCAGCTGAGCACAAGCCTGTTGCCATGGTGATTGTAACAGGACTGGCTTCTCTCTATGTACTGGTTCAGGGTGTAATTGACGGAATAGAGAAAGCCAAACAGAAATAATTGTACAAACCGAAACATTTTGAACTGTTCGAACTGATTCCACCTGAACTGTATTACAAATTGAAGAAAGAGTGTAGGCTCAGGATAGCATGGTATATGCTTGATGATAGAATGCTCCGTACTGCAGATTCACTTCGCAATATGTTCGGCAGCATGGTTGCGAATGATTGGTGGTGGGGTGGAAAACATCAGGAAAGAGGGCTTAGGGTATTTGACACCACTACTGGTGCGGAGCATTCTCAACATAAATTTGGTAGAGCATTAGATTCCAAATTCACAAAAGTAGCAGTCGAAGAAGTTAGAGAATTCATATTACAGAGACCTCGACTGTTTCCATTCATAACCTGCATTGAAAAAGATGTGTCGTGGCTTCATTACGATGTAAGAAATCATTACAAGCAAGACGGTGAAATCTTAGTAGTGTAAGGAGGCATTATGAGTACACAGAATCCGACTGAAAGAACTAAACAGATATATGAATATGCTGCAAAAAATAGTCCAGAGGCAGCAGCAGAGCATTTTGGAATTAAAATTTCTTATGTGTATAGAGAGATAAGAAAGTATAATCAATTTGCTAGGGGTAGTGGAAATGAGGTAAATAAAGAGAAACGAAACTGGGATGAGAAAGACAACGAAGCTATATGGAATTACAGTGGAGATGCCAATATAACCTGCCTAGAAGAAGCTCTGGAATTCTCAGGTGTAGACCTTAATATATGGGAAGTAGGCAGGCACGTCTTCAATACGTGGACTACTACTTACAAAGATGATTCAGGTCAGGCTCATCAGAAGTGGAATATACAGGTAAAGATATGGTTCAAGAAAAAAGTAAAGGAGCTGGTGCTTGTAAATCTGAAAGACGGTCTCATAGAAGATATGAAAAAATACACTCCCAGTTACGAGAAAATAGAATATGAGAATAAGAAAGGCGAAGAAAATTGCATGCTGGAAATAGACCTGTTTGATGTCCATTATAACCGATTGGCACTTGCTGTAGAGACTGGAGAAGAGTATAATATAAAAATTGCTACTGCAAGGTTCAAGGAGTGTATCTGTAAAATGATTAGTTATGCGAAGCCATATAAAATAATGAAAGTTTTATTTCCTTTGGGAAATGACCTGCTCAATTCAGATACAAAAGATAATAGGACTACCAGAGGTACGAGGCAGGATTGCTGCACACGAAATCAATTAGCTTTCAGAAAGATGATTGAGCTTACTGTCTGGGCTGTAGACCAGCTCAAACTTATAGCTCCGGTAGTAATTCCAATCATTCCAGGAAATCATGATGAGGCTTCGTGTTTTTATCTCGGTGAAGTTCTGAATGCTTATTACAGAAACTGCTACGAGGTGTGTATAGATAATTCTTTACAGCTTCGTAAGTGCCATCTCTATGGAAACACTCTCATAGGATTTACACACGGAAGGCATGAGAAATTAAACAGACTCCCATTGTTAATGGCTCAAGAGTTTTCTATACTATGGTCAAAGGCTAAGTATAAAGAGATACACGTGGCTCACTGCCACCACAAGACTGTAAATGAATTTGATGGAGTCAGGCTGAGAACTATGCCTACGATATCTGGAAGACATGCATGGGAATACGAGCAGGGTTACAAAGCATGGAAAGCAGCTGAATCTTTCATATGGGGAGAAGCTTCAGGCTTCAAGGCAAATTTCTCGGTGAACTATGAGTCGTAAGCAATTTATTTATTATGGTGAGTTACCTGCCCTGCGACAGCATATCATAGCTGAGAGATATCGTGGCACTTCTAAAAGAGGCAATCCTGTCTA